AGAAGAATTAGATGAAAATTCTGTTGACATTGCACAAAGATTCGTGTATGATACATTTGAGAACAGAAACATGGATTCTGTACTTACAACAGTAGCACGTATCGTCAAGGAGAAAGAAACAATGGATCAAATTAATAAAGAAACATTGGCATCACTATATGCAATGATTAAAGATGGAGCAGACTTTAAATTAAGTTTAGATCCAAACGATCCTTCGAATCCAAATAATGAGGATCCAAAGAAATATAGCGGCCAACAAGGCCCTATGGCAAAGGTAAGCTCAATGTTATCTTACCTAGCACAAGAGACTAAGAATGATGAAGCAAGTAATGTGTTTAGTAGATTAAGTACTGCTATTCATGATATGGATAAACAATCTATATCTCTTGTAGTTAAAGTCATCAATCATATTCTTAAAAAAGGTTACACTGGTGCTAAAAAAGAAGAATCAGTACAACCTATCGCAGAAACAGTATTAACTGCTATGCGTAGAAAAATTTCCTAAGGAAATCAACTATTTGCTTGACAGTAAGCAATAAAAAACATATACTGTATAGGCAATTAAAGGCAAAAGCGCACAGATGTGTGCAACATACAATACTAATATAGGCTAATATAGGAGAAAACAATATGGCAACTTTAGCAGAAATCCGTGCGAAACTAGCACAACAAGAACAATCAACAAGTAGTAAATCTACAGGCGGCGGCGACAACGCAATCTTTGCACATTGGAACATTGATTCCGGATCAAGTGCAACACTAAGATTCCTTCCAGATGCAGATCAAGAAAATACTTTCTTTTGGAAAGAACGCCAAATGATGCGTTTTACATTTCCAGGTGTAAAAGGTCATGACGAAAACAAACCTGTAACTATCCAGGTACCATGTGTAGAAATGTGGAATGAAACATGCCCAGTGCATGCAGAAATTCGTCCTTGGTTTAAAGATAATGCAATGGAAGATATGGCACGTAAGTTTTGGAAAAAACGTAGTTATGTATTCCAAGGTTTTGTAACACAAAGCGATATGGTTGAGGATAGCGTTCCAGAAAATCCAATTCGACGTTTTGTAATCTCACCTCAAATTTATAAAATCATTAGTAGTGCATTAATGGATCCTGACTTCCAGGAGATTCCTACAGACTATGAAATGGGTACTGACTTTAAAATTACCAAAGGTACTAAAGGACAGTATGCAGATTATGGTACTAGTAATTGGGCTCGTAGAGAACTATCATTGGATCAAACAGAGCGTGATGCAATTGCAGCGAATGGATTATTTAATCTAAATGACTTCCTTCCAAAGCGTCCTGATGCAGAAACATTGAATGCAATTTTTGAGATGTTTGAAGCAAGTGTAGATGGTCAACTTTATGATCCAGAGCGTTTCGCTACATATTATCGTCCATATGGAATGGACGCACCTGCAAATACAGGCAATGTGGCACCTGCGCCAACAGCAGCGACAGCACCTGCGCCAGTAGCAGAACCAGTAGCGGCACCAGTAGCAGAAACAACAACTGATACAGGCTGGCAAGATCCAAAACCAGAGGCAACGCCTGCCCCTACACCAACTCCAGAACCTGCAACCGCAGGTGGTGATGAACAACCAAGCGCACAAGATATCTTGGCAATGATTCGTCAACGTAAAGAATCTTAAAAAAACCTATGGAGACGGTATAGAGCCGTCTCCTTTATTAATTCTATTGGAGATATAAATGGCAAAACCATTCGATGTAAGTAAATTCCGTAAAAGTATTACTAAAGCGGTGCCCGGACTATCTGTCGGGTTTAATGATCCAGATACATGGATTAGTACAGGTAATTATACATTAAACAAACTTATTAGTGGGGACTTTAGTAAAGGAATTCCACTTGGTAAAGTAACAGTATTAGCTGGTGAATCTGGTGCAGGTAAAAGTTATATTGCAGCAGGTAACATTGTAAAAGCGGCACAAGATCAAGGTATTTTTGTAGTTCTTATTGATACTGAAAACGCATTAGATGAAAAGTGGCTACATGCATTAGACGTTGATACTAGTGATGAGAAACTTTTAAAATTAAACATGAGTATGATCGATGATGTTGCTAAAACAGTTAGCGACTTTATGAAAGACTATAAAGCAGAATATGCAGATAAAGAAAAGGACGACCGTCCTAAAGTATTGTTTGTAATTGACTCGTTAGGCATGATGCTAACACCTACTGATGTTGATCAGTTTCAAAAGGGTGATATGAAAGGTGACTTAGGACGTAAGCCCAAAGCACTAACTGCACTTGTTCGTAATACTGTTAATATGTTTGGTGAATTTAATGTTGGTATGTTGTGTACAAACCACACATACGCATCACAGGACATGTTTGATCCAGATGATAAAATCAGTGGCGGTCAAGGCTTTATCTATGCATCAAGTATTGTTATTGCTATGCGTAAACTTAAACTAAAAGTAGACGCAGATGGTAATAAAACATCACAAGTACATGGTATTAGAGCGGCGTGTAAGGTAATGAAAACACGTTATGCTAAACCTTTTGAAAGTGTACAAGTGGAGATCCCGTACGAAACAGGTATGAGTCCTTATAGCGGTTTGGTAGATTTCTTTGAAGCAAAAGCAGTACTTAAAAAAGTAGGAAACCGTCTAGAATATACTAGTACAACTACTGGAGAAGTTATTTTACAATTCCGTAAAGCATGGGAACGTAATGATAGTAACTACTTAGATTTAGTTATGCAAGAGTGGGATAACGAAGTAGTAGATGCAATTGAAGAAGATATCATTGATGAAGAGGCAGAAGTAAATGTTGAATGATGGTGATTTAGAATTTGTATTTGCATTATACGATAGTGCAAAGGTTATTATGGCTGAAAAAGATCGTCCTACTTGGGCTGAGGAAGTTGTTCGTCACTTAGTTGACTTTGGTATTGATGTAAAACAAAGTGCCCCTGATCTTAGTGATCATTGTGAATTGATTGAAGCGGCAATTGCTGAGTACTTGGAAGTAGAAAACGAAGATATTGACCTGTATGGTGAATATAATGAAGATGACGAAGAATATGAATACTAATGAGTATATGGTATAACAAAGTAGCACATAATTTGGGAGAGATAGTTTCGGCTGTCTCTCACTTTGAACGTGAGCTCGACCAAGCAAGATTAGAAACTTCTATGAAAGGTGTTGTTGAAAAACATAGTCGAGATATGCCAGAG